ACTTTGACTGTTGCTGCTGTTATTACTAAGCCCACCAGAAGCTACCCAATCATAATCACTACCATACCAACTAAGTACTTCACCAGTAGCTGCAGTAGATCTGTTTAGATGGGTATCAACGCTAGAATCTGAATAACCAGCTGCTGCTGTAATCCAATCATAATCAGATCCATTCCAGCTAAGAAGTTCACCACTACTTGCAGTGGATTGGTTTAGGTGTGCATCTACATCACTATTTGCATAAGCAGTAGCTCCTGTTGCAATACCATTTAGCTTGGTATGATCCGCATCAGTAAATACGTTAGAATCTGTAGCTGCTTCAACTGCTGTCCTAATTTCAGCATTAGTTTGATCGGCTGTTGCTCCAGTTTCAATACCATCTAGTTTCGTACCATCAGTTGCTACATCACGTCCATCAACAGTACCAGTAACAGTAATGTTTCCGTTAACAGCGTTTGTACCTGTTACAGTAATACTACCGTTAACTGCTAATGTTTCAGCAATTTGATCAACTGTTAGTACAGTACCAGCTTTAAATTTACCAATATGATCAGTACTTGATTGCCAAACCTTACCACCACTAAGTTGTTTTACTTGGTTTGCTTCAATAGCTACACCACCATTATCAGGGTGATCACTATAGTCAGTACCTACGCCAACATATTCAAATGTATGACCACCAGTACTAATATATGAACGTAAAGCAAAAGTAACTGCAGTATTAGAAATTGTTTGTGACAATGCTGGTGTAATAGTTACATCCCAGCCAGAACCATTAGCAACACTACTAACCACACCATAATCATTACCGTCAACGGTAAGCATCATGTGATCAAGAGGACGGCTTACAGTGCCGTGGAAACTACCTGCACTTGTAATAGCTCCAATAGTTACTGTAGTAGCACCAGAACTGGCTGCACTAGCAGTAGCTGAAGCAATTGCTGTAGGGCTCTTACCTTCTGCAATAAGACCATAACGACCAAAGTCAGTTACACAATTGCTGAGGTTAATCTGTCCACCGTTCTTTGCTTTAGCGTGGTAGTGACAGAAAGTACCAAAGAACGATACTAGCTGTGCATAACCATTATTAGTAACAAGGATACCTGGACCATCAAGAGTAATCTGTGTAAATGCATCGACAACCATACTCCTAATTGGACTGGTTGTTGCAGGTACAGAACCGTCAACCAATAGACCACCACCACAAGGTGCAGAAGTCTCATCACCTGCTACTGCGCTATAAGTTTGTGCGTCAGTAGACGGGAAGGTATTGGGATCAAAGTTTGCATTATCAAATTGTGCATCACTAAAGTGTGTGCAGTTTTGAATGTACGGAGACTTTAAAATGATTGGGTTGCCTGAGCGGAACGAAACAGCAAAAGGTTGGTTACTAGGTAGACCATAAGTAGCATCATTATCTACAGCGTTATTTCTACTACCTTGATCTGAAGTAGGAACCTTCAAACCTAACATAGTAAAGTTAGTGATATAAGTACCACTGTCAACTTCCCACATGTTGTTGTTTTCAGTCGCTACTGTAGGATGAATAAAACAACTACGAAGTGACTTACCAACAACAGAAATATTATTCTTTTGAATAGTTAGAGGTAAAACTTCTTGGTAAACACCAGGCTCTACAACAATTAAAGTACCGTCACCACTTGCAGAAGCATTGATTAAGGTGAGTGCACGTTTAATTGTTTTTAGAGGTGATTGAGGCAGGAAACCTGTAATAGCAGAATCATCACTACCGTTTACAGCATCAACATAACGGACAATAGTTGTAGGAAGAGGTACATACGGTGTACCAGTAGTTAATATCCTCCAGGTGCTACCAGTCCACATGTACAAAGCATTAACGGTTTCAGTAGGGTTATACCAAAACTTACCAATTTGAGTTGTAGTAGGTTCTGTTGTACTTACAATTGCATCTAAACGTGCTGCAATAGCACCAACTGTTGCTACTTTATCATCTACAGCATCCCATGTACTTGAATAAGCACTGGTTTGAACAATATCAGCAGTTTTAATGCGATCCAGGTCAACACTATTAGAACCAATACCAATGGTAGTTTGACCACCAGAAGCACTTTTAGTAAGGCCAGTAGAGTCAATTAGAATATCATCTTCAATGGCTGAATCAATAACATCATCAATTTTTGCAGTAGTTGCGATTGTGTCGTCATTGTTTGGCCATGTTTCAGCACTGGTAATAGTTTCAGATAATTCATCTTGGAACCGTGCGTCTAATGCAGCAGTAGTTGCAATATGATCGTTATCACTTACCCAAGTCTCAGTGCTTAAAATTGTTTCATTAGCTTCATCTTGAAACCTCTCATCTAAAGCAGCAGTAGTTGCAATTTTATTATCTGCACTTACCCACGTACCTCCATTTGAAGTAGAGTAAATAGTTTGGTTGTAATTATTCCAAAAATATTCATCAAGATATTCAAGTATTGGTTGTGGTACTTGACATCTACCTTCTAAAATAGCAAACCGTAATTGCTCATAATTAGTATTTAGATCAACCGCTCTAATAGAAGATCCAGCATTAAATACTGCTTTAATATCTGTAATGTTAGTTATACGGTCAATTTTAACATTATAAATAGCACCTTCATTAACTCCAGAAGTAGGAGGTACAGGAGGTAAAGTACTTGTAAATTCTACAATAGTAGGATTAGCATCAGTAATTTGCCAAGGATAGGTGCCATCCGTTGTAAGTTTTTTTTCGTATTTTTTTGTTGTATTGTTCCAAATAGAAACAATAATTTCTGATTTAGATTGATAAGGAAACGGAAAAGCAAATTGAGATTGCGATCCTGTTCCTTGATATTTAATTTGTACTTCAGCGCATGACATAGGTTTTAGTAACGAGTAGTTGGTATAATTCCTTGGGTGGCATTACGGTTATTAATTTTTTGGATCAAAATACGTTGTTGAATACCATTCTTCATTTCTGAATCTAATGCTTCATATGCAAGATCTTCAGCTAGTTTTTGTGAATCACGTAGCATTGCATGGATTTGATCATACTTACCAATAGGTAATCTTTCAGAACTGATAAAATTAGGGGCACGACGTGCTTCCTTTAGTTCTTTAATTGTATTTCTAGCATCAGCTATTTTACTAATTCTACTGATCTCTTTTCTTAAAACTTGTTGTTCACCCATCTTTTTATACAATGCAGCACGTTCTGTATTATTAAGGTCAATACCATCACGTGTTCTAAATGCAGAAGATACATCATATTCAATATCTACTAAGAATTGTTCTTCTTTAGTCATACCAGGATGAATCTTTAGTGGAGACACCTGATTATAAATACGATGAAATACATTATATTGATTAGGGATCTCTCCAGTGATTGGGTTAGTAATAGTAGGTAGTCTATTGGTAGTATCCAATGCACCAAAGTACTTATTACGATTACCCAAATGACTCAAAAGATCATTATTTAGTTCTTTCAAACCACCATCAAGTATCTTACCAAAAGTGTTACGTGCACCAGCTAACGGACCTAGAGAATCTAATTGTCCTGCAGCAAACCGTGTAGCTTGTGCTTGGTTACCACCTAATACTTCAACCATAGAACGCATAGCAGACATACCAGCAGCATCAGTTAAAGAAGCAGCTAATATAAATGATGCCTTTTCAAAGAGATGTTCTACAGCAGTCTCACCTAACATGTCAAAGTTGTCGCCAACATTAGCAACAAAAGCAACCCAATTACTTAAACCAGGGCCAAGTAGTTCTTCATACTCAAATCTGACTCCATCTAGCCCTTCCATTGTACGGGCTTTCCAATTACTATTCTTCTGACGTGCTCTATTAAGTTGACGGTCCATAGAACCATCACCTGTCATACTGAACAATCCATCTCCAAATAGTTTATCTTTAAATAGAGCAGCAACTGCTACGCTAGTAACAAAAGTACCAACAGCTTTTCTACCTAATGTTCTATTTTTTAGATCAATAATAGTATTAAGTTTAGCAGTAGGATCCATACGTTGAATTGGATGCCCACGTTTTGTAAGAAGTTTATCTACTAACTCTGGATTAGACATTAAGTCTTTTACTGAAGAAAAGGATAGATCATTAACATCTTCTTGAAATGATTTAAATGGAAGAGGTAGATAGTCATCAGCCACTCTAACCATGTTCATCATTGACCTAGGGAAAGTAAAGAATCCCTGCACAGCAGGTATCATTTTTACTAATCCATCCACTTCTTTAACTAGCTTAGTATCTAGGTTTAATGCAATATCTGCTGTATTATATTTAACAGCTTGATCTGTAATAATACCATTTCTATCAAACATGCTATTGTATTCTTCAGTAGCTAGTTCTTTGATACGGGCTGGTGTAGCC